TGAAACCTGCTCGTTCAATTAATTTCATTACACTTAAATTCGTTGCTACACGAACAGGTGTTGCATTTGAAGAAGTCGCTGGATAATTTAGAGGAGAAAAAAGATGGCAAATATATCAGATTTCAAAGCTAAACTTGTCGGCGGTGGTGCTCGTGCCAATCAGTTTAAGGTAACCTTACCTTTTCCTGGTTATGCTCAAGTTGGTGGCGAAATAGAAGACATGGCGTTTTTGTGTCAAGGTACTCAGTTACCACAAATGGTAATCGGTGAGGTTACTGTCCCATTTAGAGGCAGACAAATTAAACTTGCTGGTGAAAGAACATTTGCTGACTGGACTGTTACTATTTTAAATGATACTTCATTTAGACTAAGAAACGCTTTTGAAAGATGGCAAAATGGTATCAACAATATGACTGATGGAGAAGGTTTAACTAATCCAACAGACTATCAAGTTGACGCTTTTGTTGACCAATTAGATAGAAATGGTAGTACATTAAAATCATATACATTAAGAGGAGTATTCCCTACCGACATAGCGGCTATTGCTCTTGCATATGATACAAATGACGCCATTGAAACTTTTGATGTAACCTTTAAGTATCAATTCTTTGAAAGTAATACAACCACTTAAAATGGTCGTATAAATATTGATACAAGATAGGAGTTAAATTATGGCTGAATTATTTGGGTTTCAGATTACTAAAGTAAAGAAGACTGAGGACCCGAAACAAAACTTTACAACCTCGCCAGCGGATGACGGAACCCAGGTCGTTGCTGGCGGAGGTTATTTTGGTCAGTACCTTGATATTGAAGGTACTGCCAAATCTGAGGCGGATTTAATCCGTAGATACAGAGAAATCTCTTTACATCCCGAGTGTGATATGGCAATTGAGGATGTTATCAACGAAGCTATTGTCGCTAATGAAAATAAAGACCCTGTTAGAGTAAATACTGATAGTGTTCCTTATGGCGATGATATCAAAAGAAAAATAGAATCTGAATTTAGAACTGTGTTAAAACTTATGAACTTTAACACAAAGGGTCATGACATTTTTAGAAGATGGTATGTAGATGGTAGAATTGCATATCAAATAATTATAGACCGTAATTCTCCTGTATCAGGTGTTACAGAATTACGATACTTAGACCCTAGAAAGATTAAAAAAATTAGAGAAGTAAGAAAGAAAAGACCTGATGGCAATCAAGGTAAAGCCTCATTAACAATGGTTGATGAATATGTAGAGTATTATCTTTACAATGAAAAAGGCGTTTCAGGTCAAACATCTGGTGGCGGTATTAAAATCGCACCCGATACAATCGCATTTTGCAGCTCAGGATTAATTGACCAATCAAAAAATATAATATTATCTCATTTGCATAAGGCAATTAAACCTGTAAATCAATTAAGGATGATTGAAGACGCTGTTGTTATTTACAGAATAGCAAGGGCGCCTGAAAGAAGAATCTTTAAAGTAGATGTTGGTAATTTACCAAAAGTAAAAGCTGAGGCATATTTAAGAGATGTTATGGCAAGATATAGAAACAAACTTGTTTATGACGCTTCAACAGGTGAAATCAGAGATGATAGAAACTATATGTCAATGTTAGAAGACTTTTGGTTACCAAGTAGAGAAGGTGGTAGAGGAACAGACATATCTACACTACCTGGCGGAAGTAATTTAGGTGAAGTAGCTGATATAGAATATTTCCAAAAGAAACTATATCGTTCATTGAATGTACCTGTAAGTAGATTAGAATCACAACAAGGTTTTAGTTTAGGTCGTTCAAGTGAAATTACTAGAGATGAACTTAAATTTACTAAATTTGTCCAAAGATTAAGAAAGAAATTTACTGAGTTATTTAATGACTTATTAAAAACACAATTAGTATTAAAGAAAGTTATTGCTGAAGAAGACTGGAATAAAATTCACAATAACATAAACTATGACTTTCTCCAAGATGGTCATTTTGCTGAATTAAAGCAAACTGAAATGATGAGAGAAAGACTACAAATGGTGCAAGAAATTAGTCAATATATTGGTAAGTTTTATAGTGTAGATTATGTTAGAAAAAATGTGTTGAAACAAAGCGAAGGCGAAATCGCTGAGATGGACGCACAAATTAAGAAAGAAATTAAATCAGGTATCATTCAAGACCCTATGGCTCAGATGGATGATACACCATTGGAGGATGACTTAGAATGAGTGAACAAATAAAATCGTTTATTGATAATCTATCAACAGGTAATAACAATGAAGCTGGTGAAGATTTTAAAAATGCTTTAAGAGGTAAAGTAGGCGACGCTTTAGACGCTGAGAGAAAAAAAATGGCGGCTAATATGTTTAATACAGCAGAGGCAATACCTAGTGAGGCAGAACCTTACAGCGACCCTAAACCTGAAATAGCAGAACCTGGTTCTTTTGATAGAGAAGGTAATGTTATTGATAGTAAAGATGGTCAAGCAGAAATAGATTTATCAGCAGATGAAACTAAGTAATATTATTGAAGATTATAATATTCATGATTCTGTGGCATTTAAGTCTTTGTCGCCCTTAATGAAAGAGGCGGCTACTGACTTGTTTATGATGTTAGATGATGAACAATGTGCTTATGAGGAACTTGATAAAGATTTTACAGACAGTATAGAAAAATGCGTTCTATCAGTTTGTGAAAAACATAAAATAGAAAAAGAAAAGCTTTTAGATTATATAGAACTTGAAGTAAGAGAGCAATTAAAACAAATAGAGGTGTAAAGGAACTATGGCAGTTACAACAAAAATATTATCTGATACAAAACACCATGCCAAAGTATTACTCACCTGGAATGCTGATTCAGCTGCGACAGCGGCTGCCGTTGACGCTTCAGGTTTGAGCGACCACAGCAATGGTGCTAAATTACATATAACAAATATTGTTTATGGTGTAGGTATAGGAGAGGTACTTTTAGAATTTAAAGGCGCTTCATCTGATGTTACCGCTATAAACTTATGTGGTTCAGGCCACTACTATGGTGCTGTAATTAAAAATACAGCAACAAATACAACAGCAACAGGTGGAGATATTAAAGCAACAACAACAAATTCATCATCTGGTTTTGCTTTATTAACAATGCAAAAAGAAGGATTTGGTGAGGCAACGGAGAGTTTCTAGATGGCTGATACAGTAACTACACAAACTATATCTGATACATCTGGCGTTAAGTTTGTTGCCAAACTAACAAACTTTTCAGACGGAACAGGAGAGACCTTGGTCACTAAGGTTGACGCTTCGGCTACAACCTTTATGACTGAGGATGGGAATAGACTTATATCTAAAGTTTATTATTCAATTAATACTTCTGATAGTAAGTCTGGTGTTGAGTTAATTTGGGATGGTGCTACTAATGCAACAGCGATGTTCTTATCTGGTCAAGGTTATTTTGACTTTAGAACAGATGGTAATACCATACCAAATAACGCAACAACACCAACAGGAGATGTACTATTATCAACAAAAAACTTTGCTAACGGCGATAATTATACAATTATTGTAGAGTTTAGGTAAAAAATTGTATAAATAGTATATACCAAAAAGAGAGAGATGTAATATGAAATTAATTTCAGAAGAAGTTTGTTCAGCAGAATACCTTGTTGAAGAAAAAAACGGAAAGAAAAATTACACAATTAAAGGTGTCTTTTTACAGTCTAATATAAAAAATAGAAATGGTCGTGTATATCCGAAAGATATTTTAATGACCGAAGTAAAAAGATATAACTCAGAATTTATCAATAAAAATCGTGCATTTGGTGAGTTAGGACATCCTGACGGACCTACTGTAAATCTAGAGAGAGTTTCCCATATGATTAAGAAACTTTATCCAGATGGTGATAACTTTATTGGTGAAGCTAAAATCATGGACACGCCTTATGGTAAGATTGTAAAAGGTCTTATTGATGAAGGTGCTCAATTGGGAGTATCATCAAGGGGCATGGGTTCCATTGAACAACGCAACGGCGCTAGTTATGTAAAGAATGACTTTATGTTAGCAACCGCCGCTGATATTGTGGCAGACCCTTCTGCTCCTCAAGCTTTCGTAGAAGGCATAATGGAAGGTAAAGAATGGGTATGGGACAACGGTGTTCTTGTTGAACAAGACATTGAGGCGTGGAAAATGGAGATGATTAAAACTAAACAAAAAGCTTTAGAAGAAAAAAAGATAAAGATTTTTGGAGAGTTTATTAGAAAACTATAATTTTATAAATATTATCTAAACCTGATAAAGGTTTTTATAAGCTTATAAAGACAAGAGGAGATTTTCAATGGCAGAATCAGAAAACAGACCTGAAACAGTAGAAGAAGCAGCTGCTAATCCAATGGCAGACGCTCCTAAAAAGAATGCTGTACCTGCTGAACCATCTCATATCGCCAGCATGAATGACGCTGAAGATTTAGGTTCACCTGTGGTTAAACCAACAGACAGCAATCCAGATTCTACTAAGAAGGTTAAACAAGTCGTAGACGCCGTTTCAAAATCTGCACAAGTAGGCTCAGAGCCATCACACTTGAAAGCAGGTTACGAAGGCAAACACGAAGAAGTTGAAGATTCAGAAGATAAAGAAGTCGTTGAAGCTAAAGACAAGGAAGAAGTAAAAGACAAAGATGTTGAAGAAGGCATGAAAAAGAAAAAACATTCTATGAAAGCTGGATATCATGAAGACATTGATGTTAAGGAAGATGTTGAAGCTTTAGTTGGCGATTCTGATTTATCAGAAGAATTTAAACAAAAAGCTGCTACAATCTTTGAAGCTGCAATCAAATCAAAAGTGAAAGCAGAATCAGAAAGATTACAAGCAGAATATTCTAAGAAATTTGATGAAGAAATTGAAAAATCTAAATCTGAATTAACTGAAAAGGTAGATTCATATCTGTCTTATGTAGTTGAAGAATGGATGAAAGAGAACACTCTAGCAATAGAGAGAGGCATTAAAGGAGAAATTGCCGAAGACTTTATCGGTGGTCTTAAAAAATTATTTGAAGACCATTACATTGATGTACCAGATGAAAAGTATGATGTTCTTGAAGACCAAGCTGCTAAGATAGAAGATTTAGAAAAGAAACTCAACGAAGAAATTGAAAAGAATGTTGAAATGAATAAAGTCAATGGTGGCTATAAACGCCAAGAAATCATTGATGAACATTCATCTGATTTGGCTGATACAGCTAAAGAAAAATTTGACAGTCTTGTAGAAGGTGTTGAGTATTCATCAGAAGAAGATTTTGCAAAAAAAGTAAAGACTATTAAAGAGTCCTACTTTGAAGCAAAAAGTGAAAGCTCATCTTCGGATGACATAGATGATGTAGCGGTAGGTGGTGAAGCTTCGCAAGAAGATTTATCAAACGCAATGGCTGCTTATACCGCCGCTATTAGCAAAACAAAAGACATTAAGTTGTCAAGTAAATAGAGGAGAGAGGAAGATATGTACTTATCGGAAACTTATGAAAAAAAATGGCAGCCTGTATTAGACCATCCTGAACTTCCAGAAGTTAAGGATACTTACAGAAGAGCCGTTACAAGTGTCATCTTAGAGAACCAAGAAAGAGCTCTCAAAGAAGACAAAGCATTTCTATCTGAGGCTCCGGCCAATGTAACAGGTAGTAATGTTGACAATTGGGACCCAATCCTAATTTCATTAGTACGAAGAGCTATGCCTAACCTTATTGCTTATGATATCGCTGGTGTACAACCAATGACTGGACCTACAGGTCTTATCTTTGCAATGAGAGCTAGATTTAGCACTCAATCAGGTACAGAAGCTCTATTTGACGCTGCTGATACAGACTTCTCTGGTAGGAACAAAGAAGGTTCTGCTGTTGATGGATTTTCATCTACAGCTGATTCTGGTTCTAACCCAGCGTTGTTAAACGATTCCCCAGCTGGTACATTTACTACTGGTACTGGAATGACTACAGCGGCTGCTGAATCTTTAGGTGAAGATTCAGGAAATAACTTTGCTGAAATGGCTTTCTCAATTGAGAAATCAACCGTAACAGCGAAGTCTAGAGCTCTAAAAGCTGAGTACACAATGGAACTAGCACAAGACTTAAAAGCAATTCATGGTCTAGACGCTGAATCTGAATTAGCAAACATTTTGTCTGCTGAGATTCTTGCTGAAATCAACCGTGAAGTAGTTAGAACAATCTACACCAATGCTGAAATTGGTGCTTCAGATTCTTCATCTACAGCGATTGGTTCTGTTAACGCTATTAACACTACTTCTGCTGGTATCTTTGATTTAGATACAGACAGTAATGGTCGTTGGAGTGTTGAGAGATTTAAAGGTCTTATGTTCCAAGTTGAAAGAGAAGCTAACACAATTGCTTACAGAACTCGTAGAGGTAAAGGTAATTTAATTATTTGTTCATCTGATGTTGCTTCGGCACTTCAAATGGCTGGTGTATTAGATTACGCTCCTGCGTTAAACAACAATTTAAATGTTGATGACACAGGAAATACTTTTGCTGGTGTGTTAAACGGTAGATTTAAAGTCTATGTTGACCCATATTCAGCAAATAGTGTTGCAAAACAATATTTCGTTTGTGGTTATAAAGGCACAAGCCCTTATGACGCTGGTCTGTTCTATTGCCCATATGTTCCACTACAAATGGTGAGAGCAGTTGGACAAGACAGTTTCCAACCAAAAATCGGTTTCAAAACTAGGTATGGCTTAATTGCTAACCCATTTGCTGAAGCTGGTTCTGGTGACGCTGCTGTTCAAACAGGTTCTGGAAATGCAAACGCTAACAGATACTATCGTAGAGTACAGGTTGCTAACTTAATGTAATCTTAACTTCTTACGAAGTGTTTATGAAAGGGGAACTTCGGTTCCCCTTTTTTATTTGGATAAATAATTATACCGAAAGGTGCCATAGAACATGGCTGAAAAGTTCTCCTAAAGATATAATATAGGAGGAACTATGAAAATAAAACAAAAAATATTTGCATGGAGAAAAGGCAAAGAACCTAAAAATCCATGGAGAGTTGGTAAAGATATACAATGCACATATAGAGGTGTTAATTATATCGTAAAATAGGGTTTTAAATGACAACAACAAACGCCTTTGAAAGGCAACCCACAAAATTAGACTACGCTTCACCTACGCAATTTAAATTTAGTATTGCTAAATTGCCGAAGGTGGAGTTTTTTGTGTCTACTGTAAATATACCAGGAATACAATTAGGTTCTGGTACACAGAAGACACCATTATTAGATATGCCATATCCTGGTGATAAACTAACTTATGGCGATTTAAATATGACATTCTTAGTAGATGAAAACTTAGAAAACTACCGTGAGATACATGGTTGGTTAGTAGGTCTAGGATTTCCAAAAGACCATACTGAGTTTAAAAATTTAGCAGAAGCTGGTAATGATAGATTTCCAGGTTCATCAGCTCAAATATCTGAGGAACCAGGTTTGGGTGGTAAATATCAACCTGCAAAAGAGGGTGGTATATATTCAGACGCCACATTAACTGTATTAACAAATAAAAATAATCCAGTTACCGAAGTAAGATTTAGAGATACTTTTCCTACATCATTAGGTGGTCTTAGTTATGACCAACAAGCAGGCGATGTAGCATATCTATCTTGTGATATTACTTTTTCATACAAATACTATGAGTTTGCCGATAGTGGAACTTCATCTACATCTGTTACAACCACTTAGGAACCTTGACATACAATACAAAAACTGATATAATACTTTATTATGACATTGGAAGAATTACAACAACAGGCCGATAAGGACCTTAAAATCAATGACGCTGAGTTGGATTTAGAATCTCTAAAAACACCACAGTTACACAACAAATATTTAAAACATTTAAACAATTTTAAGTTATTATTAACACGAGCAAAGACTGATGTTAATATAATGAAAAAGGTTAAATGGGAATACTACACAGGAAAAGCAAGTCCTGAAATCTACAAACAAAAACCATTTGATTTAAAAATACTTAAACAAGATATAGATAAGTATCTAGAATCAGATGAAGACCTAATTAAACTCACACAAAAAGTAGAATACCTACAAACAGTTGTTGACTTTTTAGAATCAACAGTACGCCAAATATCAAATAGAAGTTTTGCTATTAAGAATGCTATTGAGTGGAAAAAGTTTACTTCTGGTGCTATCTAATGTATACCGACATAAACCAATGCTATCATGTTATTCAAGGTGCCGTGGAGGATAAAATGATAGATAAGATTATTAATCAAGGTGAAAGTGTAAAATTAGCAGAAGGTAAACTAGACAATCAAGGCATTACACCAGCAAGAAAGTCTAAGGTTTCATTTATTAAAAATAAAAGAATAGAAAATCTTATGAGTTTTTATGTTATGCAAGCCAATAGAGATAAAGAATGGATGTATTATATTACAGATATAGAGGACTTTCAATACACAGTATATAACAAAGGTGATTACTATAATTGGCATATTGATAAAGGTCAGATATATCCTAATCGTAGAGAAAGAAAAATCTCTTTTTCTTTAATACTAAATGATGATTACAAAGGTGGTCAGTTAGAGTTTGGTATGACTACACCTAAAGATAACAAAGATGATTATGTTGTCTTAGATTTAAAAAAAGGTGATATGGTAGTCTTTACAAGTTTTTTATGGCATAGAGTAAATCCAGTTATAGAAGGCATTAGAAAATCACTTGTAGGTTGGATTGTAGGTCCTTGTTTTAAATGAGAACATTAATATTAGAAAAGAAAAATGATGTACATTTATCAGTTGACGCTGATGAAGATGTGCGCCGTGATTTAGGAGAATACTTTACCTTTAGTGTGCCTGGTTTTAAGTTCATGCCACAATATCGTTCAAGACATTGGGATGGTAAAATAAGATTATTTTCATATGCAACAGGTCAAATATACACAGGTCTATACCCTTACATATTAAATTGGTGTGATGAAAACAATGTATCAGTAGTAGATAAAACAGATATAAAAGACGCTGATGTAGATGATAAAAAAATAGACCAGTTTATAGAAGCTCTAAAAATTCCTTTTACTGTTAGAGATTATCAAAAAGAAGCATTTGCTTATAGTCTTAGAAAACATAGATGTTTATTACTATCTCCAACGGCGTCCGGAAAATCTCTAATAATTTATCTGATGGTTCGGTTTAATCTGATAAGATGTGTTGATAAAAACGATAAAATTTTAATAGTTGTTCCGACCACTTCTTTGGTTGAACAATTATATAAGGATTTTAAAGACTATGGGTGGAATAGTTCTGCTCATGTTCATAGAATATATCAAGGTCATGAAAAACATTCTGATAAAAGAGTTTATATTAGTACATGGCAATCAATCTATAAAATGCCTAAAAAGTGGTTTGAAGAATTTGGTTGTGTAATAGGTGATGAAGCACACTTATTTAAGGCCGTATCATTAACTAAAATACTTACAAAACTAGAAAACTGTAAGTATCGTATAGGTTTAACAGGTACTTTAGATGATAGTAAAACACATAAACTTGTATTAGAGGGTTTATTTGGTGCTGTTAATAAAGTTATATCTACTAAAACATTACAAGATAACAAACAGTTAGCTGATTTAAAAATATATTGTTTAGTATTACAACACGATAATATGTCTAAAGATTTCTTAAAAGATAAATCTTATCAAGAAGAAATGGACTTCTTGGTGTCAAATGAGATACGAAATAAATATATTAGAAACTTATGTTTATCTCTTGAAGGAAACTCACTATGTTTATTTCAATATGTTGAAAAACATGGTACGATATTAAAGAAACTTATAGAGGATAAAAATGAAAACAAGAAAGTATTTTTCGTATACGGAGGAGTGGACACCGAAGAAAGGGAAAGAATTAGAGCCATTACCGAAAAGAGTGATAACAGTATTATTATTGCTAGTTACGGCACCTTTTCTACTGGTATCAATATTAGGAATTTACACAATATTGTATTCAGTTCTCCTAGTAAAAGTCGTATACGAAACTTGCAAAGCATTGGTCGTGGGCTCAGATTAAAAGATAACAATTCAAATGCGACCTTATATGATATATCTGATGATTTAACATATCAAGGTAAGGAAAACTATACCTTATCACACTTTAAGGAAAGGATAAATATTTACAATGAAGAAGGCTTTGATTACGAAGTTCACCAAGTGGAGTTAAGAAATGGAAACAAAGATAATAAAACTAGTTAATGGTGATGATGTAGTTTGTACAATACCGTCTGAACAAGATACTAAATCTAAATGGTTAAGTATCGTTAAACCTATGCAAATAAAATATGTTCCTAAACTAACAATGACAGGCATAACGGATTATGTTGCTCTTGTTAAGTGGACAGCATATTCGCCTGATGAACAGGTAAGCATACCAAAGGATAAGATAATGACTATAACGGCAGCTGGCGATTCTTTAAATAGAAGTTATACAATTTTAGCAAAAGATTTTCATTTACAAGAAGTTCAAGAAGAACAGAAAAAGTCGCCTGTTTCCGAACAAGATAAATTATATAATAAATCAAGAGTAGATGATGAAACAAATAAGAAGATAAATGAAATCTTTGATAACTTGGATTTTGAAGACGCTGATGGCAAGTTGCACTAGTTCCGTCCTCTGGAAGCTGGAGCATCCCTATCACGAACACGCTCATTATACCAAATAAATTAACTTTTGTCAATGGTGGTTGATATGAAAAAACAAAAAAATTTTATAATAACTTTAGTATTAGGAATAGTAATATTATTTACCTGGAACACAGCACAAGGTGTTGATTCTAGTATGGGTCAAATGACTAATTATCCTCAATTTAATTATAGAGGAACTATGCAAATAGATATTATTGTAAATGGTAAAAAACATCTTTACCCAATTGTATCTTTAAGAAAATGTCCTCATGTCGTAAAAATTATTATGAAAGATAGTGATGGTCAGGTAACAGAAGAAGAATTAGAAAGTTCGTGTGAATAACCCTTTCACCATTGACATTTATTAGTATTTAAATTATAATTATACAATGAAATCAGAAAAGAAAAAAGAACATTATGTAAATAACAAAGAGTTTTTGGCCGCTATGGTTGAGTACAAAAAACTTGTTACCGAAGCTGAAGACGCTGGTGAAGAAAAACCACCTGTTACTAATTACATAGGCGAATGCTTTTTAAAGATAGCAAACCATCTATCATATAGACCTAACTTTATAAATTATACATTTAGAGATGATATGATTTCTGATGGTATAGAAAACTGTTTACAATACCTAGATAACTTTAATCCAGAAAAATCAAATAATCCATTTGCATACTTTACACAAATAATATATTATGCCTTTATAAGAAGAATACAGAAAGAAAAAAAACAGACAAAAATCAAAGAAAAACTTATCGCCGAAGGTGGTTATGAAGATATGGCAGTAAATGAAGGTGATGACGGTCATTATAGAAATCAGTATTCTGAGTTCTTACAAAAACATACCACTTCTGATGAAGCACCAATTAAAAGAACACGAAAACGAAAAGGAAAACTTGACCAATTTTTAGATGAAGATAGCTCTACTGAATGATACACACTTCGGTGTTAGAAATGATAGTCCAGTCTTCCAAGAATACCAAAACAGATTTTATAGAGAATTGTTTTTTCCATATCTAGAAGAAAACAATATAAAATGTTTAGTACATCTTGGTGATGTTGTTGATAGAAGAAAGTTTATTAATCATCAAACTGCTTATAACTTTCAACACAAATTCTGGAACAAATTAACTAAGATGAATATAGATACACATATCATTTTAGGCAATCATGATACCTACTTTAAAAATACTAATGAAGTAAATGCATTAGAACAATTAAATGTAGGTCCTAATGTAAAAATATATTCTAACCCACAAGAAGTTGTATTTGATAAATTAAAAATATTGCTTTTACCTTGGATTTGTGATGATACCTACAATGAAAGTGTTAATGCATTAAAACAATCAACAGCACAAATATGTTTTGGTCACCTAGAAGTAAAAGGTTTTGAAATGCATACTGGATTTTTTAATGACCATGGTTTAGAAAAAGACTTATTTAAAAGATTTGAAAAAGTAATCTCTGGCCATTTTCATAAAAAGTCAGATGATGGTCAAATATATTATTGTGGTACTCAATATGAAATGACTTGGAATGATTATAAATGTCCAAAAGGTTTTCATATATTTGATACTCAGACTAGAGAGTTAACAAGAGTACCTAATCCTATGAGAATATTTAAAAAGATATACTATAATGACAAAGAAAATGATTATTATGGTAAAGATGTAAAAGAGTTTAATAATACTCATGTCAAGTTATATGTAAGTGTTAAAAACAATGAAGATATGTTTGAACATTTTGTTAACAGATTACATAGTGAAATAGACTTATATGAGTTAAGTATTATTGATGATGATACCTCAGATATAACGGCTACAGTTAGAGAAGACATATTAGACCAAGGAGAAGATACTCTAACATTTTTAGGTAATTATATAGAACAAATAGACACAGATTTAGATAGGAAACAATTGAAAGATTTTGTACATAGATTATATAAAGAAGCTCAAGAATGATAACATTTAAAACTATATCATGGAAAAACTTCCTTTCCACAGGAAACACGGCAATTAAGGTCAATCTAGATGAAGCACCTACTACACTTGTTATTGGTAAAAATGGTTCTGGTAAATCTACATTACTAGACGCTTTATGTTTTGTATTATTTAATAGACCTTTTAGAATTATTAAAAAAGACCAGATAGTAAACTCTATCAATGATGGTGATTGTGAAGTTGAGGTCACCTTTCAAGTAGGTACAAAATTTTATAAAGTTATTCGTGGTATAAAACCAAATAAATTTGAAATCTATGAAGGTGATAACATGATAAATCAGGACGCCTCAAATGTAGATTATCAAAAATATCTAGAACAAAATATAATGAAATTAAATTATAGGTCGTTTATTCAAGTCGTATTATTAGGCTCATCTTCATATGAACCGTTTATGAAAATGAAACCTAGATACAGGCGTGATGTTGTAGAAGAAATACTTGATATTAAAGTTTTTACACAGATGGACTTGATATTACGCTCACAACAAAGCGATTTGGCAAAAAAAGTGTTGGAGGTTCGCCATTCCTGCGATTTAATTGATAAGAGCTTTACATTGACCTCAGAACATTACAAAAGTCTAAAAAACAGGGCTGGAGAGGCGGAGGGAAGGTCTCGTTCAAAAATTGAACAAAATCAAGAGGCGGACAGACAATATAGACTTGATTTACAAAAAATCAATGAAGAAATCATAAAACACAAAGCAAGTATAGAAAATAAGCCAAAAGTAAATAAAAAAATAAAAGATTTAACTAAACTAGAAGCTAAAATAGAAAGTAATTTATCTAATCATAAAAAGACATTAAACTTTTTTGAAGAAAATGATAATTGTCCTGTATGCACACAGAATATACCAACAGAATTAAAAAGTGCAAAAGTAAAAGAAGAAGAAGCTACAATAACAAAATTAGAAAATGGTCTACAAGAATTAATGTCTGAGATAGTTAATGTAGAAACAGAACTATCAGATATGGACGCCGTGTCTAAAAAGATACAAGATTTAAATGTAGAGGTTGCTAAAATTAATACATCACTAGAAAGTATTAAAAAATACTCAGATGAATTATCAAATGAGTTAGTATCATCAGGTGAAGATAATATAGAAGACCTAGAAACTAAACTAGAAAAATTAAGAGCAGATTTAGAATTAGAAGAAATGAATTTAGAAAAGGTAGAAGAAGAAAAGAAATATGTTGATGTGGTTAGAGAGATATTATCTGATAGAGGTGCAAGGGCTAATATTATTAAGAAATACCTACCTATTATGAATCAGTTAATTAATAAGTATCTACAAGATATGGACTTTTTTATATCATTTATATTAGATGAAGAATTTAACGAAACAGTTAAAAGTAGAAACAGAGATAAGTTTATTTACAATAGTTTTAGTGAAGGTGAGAAAATGAGAATAGACCTTGCACTATTATTTACCTGGCGTTCTATTGCAAAACTAAAAAACAGCACAAATACCAATCTATTAATATTAGATGAAATATTTGATAGTAGTTTAGATGGTCAAGGAACAGAAGACTTTTTCAAAATAGTAAGAACAATGCCTAAAGAAAATATCTTTATTATATCACACAAAGGTGATATACTATTTGATAAGTTTACAAACATAGTTAAGTTTCAAAAAGAACATAACTTCACACAATTGGAGGCAGTATGACACAAAAAGATTGGGAAATATTAAACGAAATAGATATATTAGAAAAAACTATAAAATGGTTTGAGGGTCAAATAAAACCACAAGCGTGTGGTTGGATGTACACTACAATAGATGGCCTAAAACACAGAATTAAATTTTTAGAAGAGCAGTTATGACCGAAAAAAAAGAAGATATAAAACTATATGATTTAGTACACCCTAGCGACCCTAGAGTAAAATCGGCTATAGCTCCTTTTTCTGATGATATGTTAAAAGAACATAATATCAAAGACAGAAAAGAGTTATCAAAATCTATGTTTAACACCATGAAAAAGTATGGTGGAATAGGATTAACTTGTAATCAAGTGGGATTACCCTTTAATTACTTCGTTATCGGTGGACATTTACAGATTGAATCAGGCTTGACATTACATTGTTTTAATCCTATAATAGTAAGTTCAAGTGAGGAAACTGTAATGATGACCGAAGGTTGTCTTACATATCCTTTTTTGTGGTTATCTTTAAAAAGACCTAGAAAGGTTGTGGTAAAGTATGAAGATGAAAATGGAGATTTACAAGAAGGTCATTTAGACGGAATGATGAGTAGAATATTCCAGCACGAATTTGACCATACATTAGGTAGACACTTTACAGAACACGCTAGTGATTTAAAATTAGAGAGAGCCTACAAAAAAGCAGAAAAGCAAATGAAAATTTATAGGAAACAGCAAGAACAAATAAATGCTAACTCTTAACATAGTTTTAATTTGCATACTAACATTTGTTGTGGTTATGCATTATAAACCTAGATGGTATGCTTCATTTACAAAGTGGTTGCATATTAGAACAAAGTATTTAAGACCAGAAGTTAGTATAGTTGAGTTGATTATATTATTTTTAGTTGCATTGATAGTATTTAAATTATATTTTTAGATTATGACAGACATTGATATACACCAAAAACAAGACCCAGCTTTTGTTGAAAAACAATGGGACAAATGGCAAGCTGAAAATGACATCAATGAAGTTGAAGATGTTGATGAAGGTGAGTTAAAAAAACTCATTGAAGAAGATTTAGCCTTTGTTTCTAAAATGACCGTTCAAGAATACACACTATATCAAAAGTGGTGTGAAGTTCATAGAAAATATCCTACAATAAAAACTAATACAGTCTTTGGTGATGAAGAATCTGTATTAGAAAAACCAGAACAAGCAAAAGAAGTTATTGATGTAAAAAATAATATATGGATTCCAGAATCACCAGAAGACTTTGAAAAATTAGAACCTGTACTAGAGTTTACAGATGATTCAGAAAAAAGATTTAATGGTAAAATGAGGCGTGGTGATTTATCTGAAAAATGGAATACACTAAGAACCTTTTTATCTACAATGAAAAACAATTCAAACATAGGTCGCCAATTATTCTTTATAGTAAAAGATAATATAACAGGCAAATATCTAGGTGTCATTTGTATATCTGGCGATTTTATGGATTTAGGACCTAGAGATAAAGCGATAGGTTGGGAAAGAAATGCAAAAACATTTGATGGCATGGTCAATCATACAGCAATAGGTTCATCAATAGTACCAACACAACCATTAGGTTTTAGTTATACAGGTGGTAAATTATTAGCATATCTATGTTTATCAGATGATGTGCAAAGATTATGGGAAGAAAAATATGGTGATAAGTTAGTTGGTGTTACCACAACATCATTATATGGTAAAGACAAGGCACACGGATTAAGTCAATATGATGGTTTGAAATATTGGAAAAGAATGGGATTTACTGAGGGTTCAGTATCGTTTGAACCTAATGCACACAGTAAACTAAAGATTAAACAATGGTTGAAAAAAAATCACACAAGAAAATATTGGGAATGGTACGAAGCTACAAGACCAAATGGTCAACCATTAAAAAGAGACCACAAAAATAGGTCTTATATGTTTACATATTCTAGATTAAATGTACCTAAAGAATATATTAAGACGGCACATTGTAGAGGTATATACTTTACAAGATTGTATGAGAATACATATGAATACCTAAGAGGTGAAATAAAAGAAGATAAATTAATTAAAAGATTTGATTCATCAACAGAAGCCCTTGTTGATGTATGGAAAAAGAAACACGCTGGTAAAAGAGTAAAATCTTTACTAGATAGAAATATGTTTTCTAGAGAATCTCATTTTTATGATGATATCATTTTTATGGATTGGGAAGACACAAAGGCAAAATACTTAAAATCAGTAGGCAGATAATGATTAAAAGAAAAGACTATGAGATAATTAAATCATTTATTCATATGAGTATTGTGCCTATGAAAGTTAAAAAATTATGGTTAACAGATAAAAAATTTAAAGAGTGGTTTTACAATGACAAAAGTAAATGACAATAGAGCTGATGTTAAAGTAAATAGCATTGCATTAGTAACAGGCGGATTTGACCCTTTACATTCAGGTCATATTCAGTATTTAAAATCAGCCTCTCAATTAGCAGATAAATTAATTGTAGGTGTAAATTCAGATGAATGGTTAATAAGAAAAAAAGGTCAACCATTTATGCCAATAGAGGAAAGAGTGGCGATTTTATCTGAGTTGTATTGTGTAGATAAAGTTATAACATTTGATGATGAAGATAATACAGCTTGTGGCGCCATAGAAAAAGTAAAAGAAATATATAAAGACCCTTTTGATGGCAAGTTTCATAAAAAAATAATCTTCTGTAATGGTGGTGATAGAACAGCTGAAAATATACCAGAACAGGCCAGATACGATTGTCCATGGATATTATTTGAGTTTGGTGTTGGTGGTGAAAACAAAAAAAATTCATCAAGTTGGATTTTAGAAGAATATCGTAATGCAAAAACACAAAGAAATTGGGGATATTATAGAGTTATACATCAAATAGGAAAGGAGATAAAAGTAAAAGAATTAGTTATAGAACCTGGTAAAGAATTATCTAATCAAAAACATTTTAAAAGAAGTGAAATGTGGTATATTATGAAAGGTCAATGTGTAGTTAATGATGAAGTTTGGACAGCTCACGAAGGTGCCTTTACTATTTTACCAGAACAATGGCATAAAGCAAAAAATCCTTTTGAAGAACCTTGTCATGTATTAGAATGTCAGTTTGGTGAGGAATGTGTTGAAGATGATATAGAAAGAGAAGGTCTAGACCCTAATACTCTAAATGAGAATGATTTGCAATCGCAAGAAAATTGTTCAAAAATTGTACAATTACAAGAAGATGATGGATATCCAGACTAAAAAAAGTCAAACTTTTTTTTAAAACCCTTTAAAATCAATAATTTAAAAAAAAAATAATGCTTGACATTCTCCGTGGTTCCTTTATCCTGGTTTGTAGATAAACTATGAAAGGAAAAAAATATGATGAAAGTTAAATTATACCACGCCGCCTTTGAGGATAAACCAGAATATGTTGCTACTTGGGAATTTGACCCTATGAAGTATGGTCATAAGAGAGCTGCTGAGGCCGTTTATTCTGCTTCGCAAAACCTAACTAAAAATGGTTGGGGTCGTGATGGCGGTTTAAATAAAGATTTTCGTTCTACTTCGGTAGGAGATTTCGTAATGGTTGAAAATATGAAATACTATGTTGCAAATATGGGTTTCACCAGAAACGAAGTTGATATGTTTGGTAGAGAGAAGAAAAAGGAGGTAGCGTAATGGCAGACTATGATACATTTATGACAAAAGAGGAAAACGAATTATATGGTGGCAGTTATCCTCAAGCAAGTAAAGACCACCATCAAGATTTATATGAACATAATTTAAAATATGGTGAAGCTGAGTATCATGCTCAAGAGCTCTTACTACAAGAGGAAGAATATTATGGCTCGTAAGAAAAAAACAGAATTGAAAAAAGAAAAGAAAAAAAAGAACCCATATTATCATTCTTTTCATGAAAATTTTACACCAGATATCTGGAAGAATGCTAAAAAAGAATTAGATGAATTAAACAAAACAAAGAGGTAAGTTATGTTATTAAGTACACTTATATTAATCAATATAGGTTTTATAGCCTATTTTGGTACACTTTTTCTTAGACTTCATGAAGATGTAAGGTTGATGAATGATGATATAGAAAATTTAAAAGCTGAGTTCAAACAAGTTGTTGAACGAGCAGAGTTAGAAAAAGCTAAGGCTTTAAAACCTAAAGAAGGTGAGGAGTTTCTAGGAATATGATTGAAGAAATATTTGGCGAAGAATATCTAAGAGAATTAGGTATCTATATTATAGATGGCAAAAAATATTATGCACCTTGGGCTTTACAATATTTAAGTCAAGGTCATTATAGAATGCCTAATGGTGAATTTTACAGATACGAGGGTAAAGATAATGCCTAAAGGTATGCATTTAGTTAGAGGTATGACTAGCCTCAATCTAAAAAAACCAAAAGTAAAAATTACTAAAAAAAGAATGCTTGAATT